TATTTGCCGTTCTCTTGGTGTTTTAATTCGGTCAGGGCAATATCTGCCGCGTCCGTTACTGTCGGCGGTGCAATGATGTAACCTTTGTATTCCAATTCGCACGAAAATCCGCTTTGATTGACTTGACTGTTCCACTCGCCAAAAACATAATCAAAAACATCCGCAACCGTTGTAAGCGTTTGAGAGGCAAAGTCAAGCAGTAAATCACTCTTAAACATTGACTTTAAATCCGCACCGACAACAATTGTTTTGCGTTCGTTGGTGAGTTCGGGAATGCCCGCCAAAGCACCGTAAACATAATTGCCTTTGTCGTTCTTTACGATGAGGAATGTCGGCTGTATGCTCTCAGTAAACGGCTCACAAGTGCAACGGAGTTCATCCAGTTCCACGCCTCTTTTTATAAGAGAATAGCTTTGATTATCAATAACAAGCGATGCGTTGTTTTGCAAGCCTTTGAATTGTCGGTCGTAAAAACTTAAAATCATAAGCCGTACTGCCTCCAGCTGCCCGTCAATTCGCCTGTATCGCTTATGGACAGATTGACCGATAGGGTGCTTTTCCCTCTTTTCGCCCGTAAGAACGTATCGGCATCCGGATCTGCCTCGGCTGTCCAATCAACCTCTTCCGATCCGTCAAAAAAGTATATTTTACGCGTGTCGCTGTTGATAAGAATATACTGCCCGTCTGTTAAGTCTTTCCCGGTAAATTGCACCTTGCAATATTCGTTGTCGTCCTCGTCAAAAAGCCTTATAGACGGGTTGCTTATCGTTCCCGTTAGCTTTACGGTGATGGGGACATCAAGAATATAAGTGTTATTGATTTCGTTGTTTGTTACAACATTTGCGCCGTAGGAGTAGGGATAAACAAACGGATAGCTTTTACCGCTCGCCGCAACCTTGATTTTGATTGTGTTTGCTATCTGACTGAAAAAAGGCGATAACGGTTTGAAAGTACATTCTCTTACAAGCTGTCCGTATTGGTCTTTTTCCGTTTTGGTAAAATCTGTGACCTTTCCTTCAGTGTATCGTGTGATAACGCCGTCAGTATATTCCAAACCTAACCGCATATCGTAAGTGCTGTATTTCTCAATCCATTGTGTAAGTATTTCGGACTTTTCATAAGCACGGTTTACAAAGTGGATTTTGAATTTTATATCCTGCTTTTCCTGTACGACTTTTGTGACAATACTTTCAATATCGCCGTCAATCGTGGATAGCCGCAAGCGCATACCGATGCCAGATATATCAGTGATATGGTCAAGCATAAATCGGTCTATGATTTCGTTGTGGTGATTAAAAACAACAAATGCAACTTTTCTCATGTTTATCCTCTCGCTTGCGATAATGTCGCAATTCTTTTGCTCACGATATCGGCAACTTCTTCCGCGGAAACATACTCATTGCCTTGTATGTAGATATTAAAAACATCGTTGGAGGTGTTGTTCGTTACGCTGTTACTCATATTGTTCTGCGTCGTAGCGGGCTGTTTGCTACCAATGTCACCGTAAACGCTGTCAAGTTCGGATTGCGAATATCCTTTGCTTGTCGTGTTGTAGCTCGATGAAAAATCGTCTTCAACGCCGATTTCTTTGCTTGCCGCTTTAATCGCCGCTATGCCCGCAACAACGCCAGCCGCAATTGCTCCGACAGCAATTCCAACGCTCCAAGAGGCATGAAAAACCGTCATAGCCGCCGCCGCCACAAGTGCCGCAACCGCTAATGATTTCAGTATCTTTTCAACGGTGGACATCTCTTTCCAATTCGATATTAGGTCAAGTCCCATGAGTAAGGCTCCGCCAAGTAATGCAACCGCCGCACCTGCACGCTGTCCTGCTGTGGCTGTTTGATTTAGTAACGCCGTAAAGGTAGGTAACAATTTTATCATCGCGCCTATGCCCGTTGTCAGCTTGCCTATTAGGATAAGCAACGGTCCGGCAACCGCAATAAACGCCGCAACCGCAAGTATGCTTTCCTGCGTTCTGGGCGATAAATTGCTGAACCAATCGCCCAACTTTTGCATTGCCGGGATGACGCTGTTTTCAAGCAGTTCCACAAGCGTTTGATATATCGGTATCATCGCAACGCCTAACTGCGTTTTTGCAAGCTCAAATTGTGCCGTGGTCTTGTTGACCTCATTGTCAAGCTGTGACAGCTTTTGCACGGCTTCGTCCGAAATGTATCCGACTTGTTCAAACTCTGCCACAAATCCAGCGACGGCGTCTTTTGACTGCAACATCGGTATAAGCGCGCTTGCATACCGCTCACCCATAATATCCGTGGCGTAGGCGACTTGTACGGTTTTATCGTCAATATAAGACAGCGATTCAATTACCGCCGCAAACATTTCTTCGTTGCTGTCAAAGTTTTTATAGCTTAAACCCAACGCGTCCAATGCCTTGACCGCAGCCGTTGTACCGCCGATGGACTGCTCTCCAAACGCCGCCTGTGTTTTCTGTATCGATTTTAAAAGCGTCTGACTTTCAACATCGGTCTGCATTGCAACATACTGCCACCGCTGTATTGCTTTTGTGGACATATCGTACTGCGTTGCAAGTGTGGCAATCTCATCACCCGTTGCGACAGCATCCTTTGCAAGCTTCGCGGCTGCGGCAATACCACCAGCTGCGACCGCAGAAAAAGGCGCAATCTTTTTGCCTGCGCTTTCAATCTTTCCGCCTAAATCGGTAAACTTTTTTGAAAGCTGGTCGATGTCAATATTCTTAATTTTTTCAAGGCTTTGTTTTAATGATATCGCCTGCGTTTCCGTATGTATAAGTTCGGTGTTTAACCGTTGATAATCCGCTGTATCAATCCGTCCGCTGTCCTCTAACTCTTTGAGGCGTTTGCGTATACTTTCGGCTTTTTCTTCGGTTTGTTCTAAGGCTTTTTGATACTGCCGTTGCGCTTCGATTGCCCGTTTTGGCTCATACTTAACATCAAGCGATTTTTCAAGAGCTTGGGCGTTTTTCTGCGTGTTTGTTATTTCTTTTTGCGCGTCACGAAGTCCCTTGATAAACTCTTGCGTGTCTGCACCTATTTTAATGCTAAAGCTCTTCGCCATCGTTCTTCTCCATTCGCTCTACAATAATCCGCTCGATGTTGTTTTCTTCTCGCGTAAGCAATTTCCGCACGAAAGGTTTTCCGCGTAATTTTGCAAACTCCAAAACATTGACTATAGGATAGCCTTGTTTGTTAACCGCCGTATTGTTGATGTATTTAACATTACGATACTTGATTTGTTTAACCCAACTTTCTTTTGTTACGCCTGTGTCGACGGGAGTTTCAGCTTGCAATCTGTCGGCAAGGTAGTCCGTAGCTTGTTCAAGTCCTTTATTTAGATTGTCACCGACATTTTTTTGTACATCGTCAATAAACTTACCTAAAAATGCCAAACTTGATGTCGAAAAGTCGGTATTTACTTTCCTTGCCATAATTCACCTATAACGCATTAAAATCCGCTTCGGTTGCGGGTCTGATATCGGATATGCCTTTTTGGCTCATTTTCTTTTGCCGTTCATATTCAAGATGTTGTTTGGCTAATTCAATCCGCAAAGAATAAACAAGGCTTGTCAAATCGATAATGTGTAGTCCTTTGTAATCAATATTTGCCGCCGAAAGCTCTTTGATGTACCTCAAAGATAAAGGCATAGAGAACTGCCTTGACTGTGCATTTACTTTGATTTTTTTGTAAATGTCAACAAGCAACTCCCTATGCCTTATAAGTTTTTTTCGACTGCCTCGCCGAATATAGCGTTGAATATCGTTTTAAGCTGTCCGACAAGTTTCTCAACATATTCAATATTGGAAAAATCGAATAAAGCTAAAAACTCTTGGAAATACATATCCGTGTCAAAGTAGCAAAACAATGACTTAAACATCGATATGATTGACGGCAAAGATATTTTGTCCTTGCTGATTAAATCGCGTATGCGTTCGCTATAGACAACAATATCTTCTTTTTCCGCCTGTGCCGGGAAGTATTTTTCCCAACGCATTTGACAGTTCAGAGACAAATCAAGGTTAAATACCTTGTCGGCATACTCGATTTGTCTTTTGCCGTCTTTGATTTCGTCTCTCGTTTTGACTGTTAGTAAAGCTTTCATTTTCTCTCTCCATTTTGTTTTTTAAGGGCTGACGGAATTGCACCGCCTCAACTTTTGCCCCATGTAAGGCGGTTGCCCGCCCTAAAATTAGCCTACCGCTTTTTGTGTCGGTGTGGGAACGGTATCGCCAAATGTCGAATATCCCGTATCCGTAGGTATAGCGGACATTTTGAACACCTTGACGGTCATTCCGGTTGTGCTGTCTACATAATCACTTGCTCCACCCGTAGCCTTAAGGTTGACGCCTTTTACCGTAATCGGGTACTCGTATGTAGATACGTTGATGTTATCCGTATTTTGGTCAAGGCTTTCGCTCGGAGCGGCTATTTCAACACCGAAAAGCCAAACCTTTTTGACCTTTTTTACGCCGTCCGCGCCGACATATTCCGTCTCGAAATAGATTGAATTTGACGGTATCGTCTGCTGTTGAATTTCCGCAACGCCGTTGGTAATTTCCATCTGCATTCCGTTCGCTTTTTCAAGGTCTGCGTCTCTTGCGGATACGCCTAACGACCCCGTAAAGCCCTTATCGTTGATTATGTTCAACTGTCTTTCGCCGTCGCCGTAAATCGGCAGCGTTGCGAGGTCTTTTTCAAGGCTGACCTTCGTCAACCAAGTCAAGTCCGCAACGCTTGCGCTTCCGGTCTTAAACTTACCGTTCTTGACATTAAATTCTGCCAAGATTTTGTTGGTTTTTGCCATTTGTATGGTCTCCTTTTATCTGGTATAGTTAATTGTCACCGTGAAGGTATGCTGTGTCGCCTTCAAAATCGGGTCGTACCCCAAGTTATAACTTTCGTAAGGTATATCGCCTAACGCCGTTATAATTTTTGCTTTGTTTACATTGTGCAGGTCTGTCGTGCGTGTAGCCGTGCCTTTTGTGACAAGGACGATATCGCACTCGCTTTGTCTTATTTTCGTTACTCCGTCGCCGTGTCTAAGTGCGCTGTCATTCATGTCCGACCGCAATAAGATGTAGCTATCGGGAGTGCTGTCATCGTCTTCGTCCATGACCTCTTTGTAGATTTCGATTTCAGAAGCCAACGATTTCACAATGTCCCATAATGCTGTTGCTGGGTCTTTATTCATCGGTAGCCTCCTCTGTCGGTTCCTCAGGCGGTGGGTTTAGCCACAACTCGATTGCTTCTTTAATATCCGCATCGCTCAGTTTCTGCACGTTCAAAAGCATTTGATTTTCTTGCTTCGCTTTTGTAAGGCTTTTGATTTCGTAAAGGTTTTCGTCAAAATAGAGGTACTTTTCGTTTCCATAATGCGCTCGCAGCACTTCAACGCTGTACGCAAGGTTAAACCCTTGTGACTGCCCAAGCTGTGCCGTTTGAACGCCCACAAGCTCAACCGTTCCGGCAATCTTTTTACCTTTCGTTACAACCTTTGTGCGGTCGCCCGTTGTGGGGTCGGCAGTACTTCCGACGTTGGCGATTACGACTAATTTCTTACCCGTTGTCATATCGTTCACCTTTCGTCCGCGCCGTCAACAGATTTTTCAAAAGCGTTAAGGTTGGGTTATCGGCAATGTCCTTTCCGTCCATCAACAATTTAGCGGATAACACGACAGCCGCCTTTCCCAAGTCCGTGGCAATAGCCTCTTCGGAGATGTCCTCCGCCGATAATTGCGCGGTCGCTATCGTCAAAAAATTGTTGTAATAGTCGTCCAAATCCGTGCCCGATAAATCGCCGATGGTTTTTTTGAACATTGCCAATAATTCCATGTTGTACCTCGTTATTCAGCCACTGCGACAATGGCAACATCGTCCGCAACGGAATGGGTCTGTCCGCTTGTAAATGCGTCACCGTTTACCGTTAAGGTCGTAATTGTTTTGCCTTCGCCTGCCGTGGCGGTTATGATAAGTGATTGACCGTAAGCAATAGCATCCGTGCCGGGCGTTATAACAGCCTCGCCGACCTTAACTTCAACCGTGCAATCTGTTGCGTCAACCGTCAGATCATAAGTATCAATCGCACTTGTTGCTTCTACGGCGATGTGACCGTTTACGATTTTCGTATTGCCGCTTGTAAAGCTCACGCCGTTAACCTTTAGCGTCGCAAGGTTATAGTGTTCCGCTGCGGTTGCTGTAATTGTCAGCGTGTCGCCAAAATCTGCTTTGGTTGTCACCGCTTGCGATAGCTGATTTGTTATTGCTACGGTCGTGTTGTTATCTTTTGTTATTGTTACGACAAATGTCTGAGCCCCGCCGCCTAAAAGAAGGTAGCTTGTCCCCGTCCAGCGGTATATTTTGTCCTTGTAATCTCCGGCACTCGCCACGATGTACAAAACGCCTTTTGCTGGCGTTAAGGCTTGACCGTTTGCCGTAAGGCTTAACCAGCCTGCGCCGTACGGCACTGCGCCCGAAACGACATATACGACAAGTTCATCGTCGTATGTATCGTCATCGATTGCGCAGGCGTACATCATCTTGTCGAGGTCGGTAACGAGGACAGCAGGAGCGTTTTTATCCGCATTGCCGTGCTGTATGCACGACAAAAGCTTTAGGAATCGTGTCCTTGCGTTATCCATCGTTTATTCCTCCTTAACCGGCAACGGGAATGGTCACGACAACAAATCCGTTCGGAACGATAACGCTGCCGCCGTATGTAACTTTGCCGAGAACGGTAAGCAGACCTTCCGCAAACTTATAATCTTCGGAAACTTTGACCGTCATGTCGCTGAACAAATCAAGCTCGTAATTAAGGGGCGAGCCGTAAATCATCGTCTGTATCGCCGCAACTCCCTGCGCTTTGTCGTGAAGTTCGGTAAGAGTAGGAACGATACAGTAGGGTACCGACAATCCGCCGTCCTTTATAATGCCGATGTTCGGGTTTGACGTATCGGGCGTAATTTCGTAAACGGCTCTCTTTTCATTGGTACCGCGAACGTCGCCAAAAGCAATAAGGTCTTTCTTGTTAAGATATAGCCAAGCATTGCCCATAACGTTTGCATCGCCGCCGTAAGACATAACGATGTTCCGGAGGGTTTTATCGTTGATAGCACCCTTTAGCGTGCCTGTGCCTACAAGCATGCCGTTAGCGGCACTTGCGTTCAGCGTTTGATACATCGCGGCAGGTGCGTCGCCGTCGTCAACAGATGTCTTGATTTTTGCTACGATGTCCTGCGCGAGTTTTACTCTCAATGCCTTGCTTGCGGACGCTCTGACTTCGTTGTAATAATTGATAGGGCTGACGTTCTCAAGCTCGGTTGAAACGTAAGATGTTACCGCAATCGGGGCGGGAGTAATCGTAACAGTGCCGAAAACGGGGTCGCTTCCGTCCTGCGCTACTCCGTCCTGCTTGGCTGTGGCGGCAGAGTGCGCTTTTAAAAACGCAACCTTATGACTGCCTGCGCCCTTCATATCGACGACCTTTACTTGGTCGAGGATGGATATTGCAACGTTAAACGGCTGCATAATGCCGTCAACTTTTGTGGGCTTTGCAATGCCTTCGGACGCGACAAGGGTGCTTCTCTTGTCGGCAATTTCTTGCGCCGAAATGTTCATCTTGCGCGTGCTGCGGAAATCCGCAATAATTTGGTCTCTTTGCTCTTGGGGGTTTTGGAGGTTATCCATTGTTCTTTGTGCTCCTTCTTTTTCGTTTTGTGTTTGAATTTCTTTTTTCCTTTTTTCAAGGTCTGCGATTTTATCGTTAATCTTTTCGACTTCGGCTCTCGCTCCGTCTATTTCGGCAGGTGTCACCGTTGAACGGTGTTCCAACGCCTTGCGCTTGATTTCATCTTTGCGCTTCTTCAATTCCTCAATGTCGAGGTTGACATCACGCAATTCTTCGGTACGCTTGTCCATATCACAAGTTCTCCAATTCTTTTATTTTTTCGTCAAACTCGGCTCTCGCTTTCTCCGCTGCTTCCTTGTCTTCATCGGTGACTTGCTCGGTTTTCTCCCCTTGCTCCTCTGCCCGATTTTTGGCGACAACACTCGCTTCTCCGTATGCCGGGAAGGGCGTTATGGTAATTTCCCACAACTTTGAAATATTGTTAATTGTGCGCTTTGTAAGTTTGCCCGCCTTCCTATCCGCCTCCGACGGAAATTCGTCAGTATAGCTGTCGCAGTTAAATCCGAACGACATACCGTCCACAATCCCGCTTTCGACAAGGTTGTACCAATCGCGGGCGTATTGCGTGTTCGGAAGTTCGCACTCAAAGAAAAGCCCCGTATCGTCTTTTTCAATCCGCATATTGATGCCCGCTCGCCCTAAAACATTGTCGGGGTTGTGTCCTACCATGAGATAGACATTTCGCAAATCCGTGCTATCAAGTGCGTTCGGAGAGATTTGTTCTTCCCACTCGTCCCACCAATCCCGAACTACGGTAGGCGTATTGAACAGTATCGGATAACCACGCAATACCATTTTCTTTCCTTCGCCTTCCGCCGCTCTGACCTCGGCGGTGAACTTCACCGAGCGGTAATTGTCAAGCCTGTTTATCGTCTTTTGTTTCATTTTCGTTTTGCTCCTTCGTAATTTTGTATTTTCCGAGCTGATACTCATCGGCGATATCGATATCCACCGTGTCAGCCGTCACTCTTACCTTGGTACCCTTTCCGTCTGGAAGCGGGGGAAGTCCTATCATTTCCCTTGCATCGTCAATCGTCAAAACGCCTTGACGTAAGCCGACATTAAATAACGCCGCCTTTGCAGACAGCGTTCCGACAGTCAACGAAAATGTATCAATCTCAACTCGGTTTCCGACTTCAATTTCTCGTTGTGTAAATAACTTGCTTGTAAATTCTTGTTCAATCTGTTGGGCAAGCGGTTCGATTCGGTTTCGGACAAAAAGCTGATACTCAACCTCGCTTGCCTTATTGTTTATAATCGCCTCGGTTATGCCGAAATAGTTATAAACAATGTTGACAACAAACTGCATAAGCTCACGATTGACATCGTTCTCTTGCCAATTTACGGGCGTTACAGTCCAAGATCCGTCAAGGTAAGAAACGCCTTGCACGTTATTGTCCATATTCATGGCAAAATCAGACATCACGCCTTTGCGGTCTTTGTCTTTCAATAGTCCGCTTGTGCCTGATTTGCCTTGCAAAAACGCACGTACCTTATTAGGTTTTGCGACGTTTATTGCTTGCTGAGCCAATGACTGCACGACAGTTTCATAAAGTCCTAAATTGTTGTTCGTGCCGCCCGTGATGTTTGCAAATCGATTTAGATAAATAAGGTTTGAAAGGTCGTATGTCTTTCCGATATTCAAAAACTTTACTGTAGCGTTTTCGCCCGAAAGCCCAAACTCAAACACATCTTGCGGTAATACATATAACTGTTTCAATTCGCCCGTGCTGCCGTCAAAAACAGGCTCTATAAAAACGTTGTTGTCAAGCATCAGCCGCGTAACTACATTTTTCCAAAACTGCGGAGCGTTCTGTAACGGATTCGCCCGAAGATTCAGAACTTTTGACATCCTGTTTTCGACGTATGTAATGTTGCCATTCTTATCCACCCGTTCGACGTATTTTGGAATGGACGAGAATATATCCGCAAAGCATTCAATTGCCGTCCTTACTTCAGGGATGTCGTATATCTTGCTTGCGTAACTACGCGCAAACAAATCAAAACTACCGCCGTAATATTCTTTAATTATCGTTCGCAGTTCGTTTTTCCTGCCGAATCGATTTCTTATGTTGTCTAAAAAGCCCATTGTCTTTTTTTCTCCTAAATCGTGAATAAATGCGATAGTGCCGTTTTGTACTCATCAAGCTCTTTTGCTCTTTCGTAAGCTACAAATGAGTTAAACACTCCAATGCAGCCGTCAATGTGTCCTGTACTCTTTGCTTTGTGAGGGCTGAGGTTGTTGTTCGTGTCTGTCCGTATTTTTAAGTTATAAAAGCAGTAGGGCAGTAGCTTGTTGTTTATGTCAAACACCAGCGCGCCGCTTTCAAACAAACTCCTAACCTTCTTTATTGGCTCAGAAAGCGTCCAACCGCCTTGCGCCACTTCGGTCAGAACACCATAATCACGCTTTACAATGTCATCCTCTTTGGTAACCTTCTCGTGACTAAATCCGTTTTCCTGCATATCGGTTAGCCATTCTTTTGAGAGAGCGCGGTCATATCCGATTTTCAAAAATGTGATTTTGTATTCGTCCCGCAGCTTGACGAACCATTGCGTGACATACTCTTTTTGCACATACGCGCCCGGAGTGATTATCACGAGGCGGCTCGTTAATTCGTCATTTGTGTTCAAATTCGTCATTGACTGATAGTCTTGCTTGTCTTTCCGGCTGTTACGCTCAAGCACCTGCTCGGCTATGAAATATGCCTGTATGTAGCGAAATTTACCGTCCTGACAAAGTATTTGTGCCGTTGTGTTGCATAAGTCAGTTGTTTCCGCAAGGTCAACTCCTGCGGTAGCGTAACTGTCAAAATACTCATCGCGCTTGATTTCGCGCATTGAGTTTTTTATCGCTATCATGTCAAAGTAATCGATACCCGCTCCAATTTGACGGTTGAGGTGTTTTGATATAAAGTTATTAAGCGTAATCGGGTCATCCTTCATCGCTTCGTACTGCTCGCGCAGGAATTTCATCGTCGGACGACCTTCGTACATGGCAGGATTCGCTTTTATCCAACAACTTTCATCTCGATAATCGTCTGTATCGTCAATTCCGAACATCATCGGAAATATGCGGTCACTCGCGCCGAATTTCTTTTTTCGCAGAATCTTGCGGTTACGCTCCAACAGCATTTCATATAGGCTTTCGGGCGTTACGCCTGCCGATGAAATTACAATCATCATCGGCTGTTCTCTTGCGCCCATACCCGTTTTAATTGCCATATACTGGTTATGCGTTGTAACCTCGTGCGCTTCGTTAAGCACGCCCACGGATGGGTTGCTGCCGTCTTTTCCTTTCGTGCGTCCGCTCAAATACTCAATTCTTCCGTTATTCAAAACGCAACGGATGAATTTTTCAGTTTTCTTTAACTCAAAAATGGCAGATAGCGGAGGACGCTCGATTTCGGCTTTTATAATGTCGTAAGTTCGCTTCGATTGCTTTTCGTTTTCAGCAAGTATTTGACACCATGCGGACGGTTCTTTTTCCATGCCCGTAAACCATGCAATCAGCGGAACGATGAATGTGTCTTTGCCCCACTTGCGCGATACGAACAAGTCAAGCTCGGTAAAGTAGCGGATATACTTGTCTTTTTCCTTGTCGTATGTCTTTATGCCTAACACGCAAGCAACTATGTAACGCTGTTCTCGATTAAGGTCTATCGCTTGTCCTGCCCATTGCCCTTCGCGATGTTTGAAAAGTCTTGCAAATTTTTGAAACGCTATCGGGTCGGCTTCCTTGTAATAAATATTTTTGCGTGATATAAGCTCCTTGATTTGCCGAACATTGTCCTTAATATCGATATTAAAATCCTGGGGTCGGTTCTCGACTAAGCGTATATAATCTGTTATCCATTTCAGCATATCCTCACCCCAAGAAAAAAGGACTTGTTACAGTCCCCATTCCGCAAACTTTTCAAAGCCGCCTAAGTCTTCTATAAAAAGCCTTGCCGCTTCCACAATTTCTGAATACGGCTTGCCGTCTATTTCCTCATCGCCTATCGCACAAAATAATTCTACATTTTCGCCCGTAAACTGTGCTTTCAGAAACGCATATATATTCACTGATACATCGGCTTTTGACAAGTCTTTGCCGTGCAAGCCGCCGCCTGTTACACTGTCATACATATCGCTCCCAAGTTTTCGGTTCGTTGCCCCGCTGTCCACATTATAGCCGCCAGTCCAATCGCCTAAAGGATTTATAACGGCATTTGGATAGTCTTTTGCAATGTCTGCAGTCTTTGCATTGCTTTGACAAATTATAAGTCTATCGCCGCCCAAAATATATTTGCCGTCATAAGGATACTTGGCATAAATGCTTGCCGCTACTTCTCTAATTTCTTTTTGCTCGTCCGTCAGCGGCACGCCCTTAAATATTCCATTATCTCCACATCTTATCTTATCGCTTTGGTTTTTTGATAAGTGCTTATCTTGTTTCGCTACAATTAAATCAATTGCCACATTTCCCGCAACTCTTTTTACGGCTCTCTTGATTTGCTTCTTGCTTAACTTCGTATTCGTTTCAATTATAATATGACATTTGCCATGCCCTATTAAAACCTCAACCGCTATTTTAGGATTATCTTCTTGCTTATAAGCCAAATCAACTATTGCACCCGCTATTCTATCAGCCACTTTATCTGGATGGCTTGGATTTACTTTTTCAATCATACTTTACCGCCTTTTCTCCTGTTAATGTTTCCCATCGCTTTATTTTTGCTCCATATCCATAATTGTCAGTTTTTCTATGACAATCGTGGCACAAGCAAATTCCATTATCCACATCGTATCCCAATTCGGGAAAGTTTACTTTTTCTTTTATGTGGTGTGCTTCAAGTTTTGTTTTAGCACCACACATTTGACAAGTAAAGTTATCTCTCTTAAAAACTTCGCTTTTCCATTTTCTAAATTCGGGAGTTCTCGTAATTCGCTTTACTCTGTTTCCAGACATCACCGAGAACACTGACGACTTCCTCGGTTATCTCAGGCACTTCATCCTCGGTAATTTC